ACGGGTGTAAACGCTACACTCATCTGGGAAAATGCTTTTGGAGGTTTGACATAATGGCAACAGTAACGCCTAATTTTAATTGGCCGGTACCTACATCGACCGACTTAGTAAAAGATGGAGCTACGGCGATCGAAGCCTTAGGCGACTCCATCGATGCGAGTTTGGTAGATCTTAAGGGCGGCACTACGGGACAGGTATTAAGCAAGGCATCTAATACCGACATGGACTTTACGTGGGTAACTAATGCCGATGGTGACATAACCGGCGTTACGGCCGGTACGGGTTTAACCGGTGGCGGTACATCCGGCACGGTTACTTTAGCCGTTGATCCTACTTATGCAGGATTTACTAATCTTAACTACCTAGCTAATCCGGTCCTAAACTCAGCATTTCAGGTAGCACAAAGAGGCACGTCGATCGCGTTAGCTGCTAATACTCGTGGATATACTTTAGATCGCTGGGATGCTATTACGGCTGCTAATAACGCTTGTGTCATTTCGAGACAAGCGACAGGCGATACTACTAACTTACCTAACATCCAATACGCATTAAGGTATCAACGTAACTCAGGGCAAACAGGTACGGGCGCGGTTTATCTTGCTAACTCTTTTGAGACTATCAACTCGATCCCTTTCGCCGGCAAAACCGTAACATTTAGTTTTTACGCTCGCAGAGGTGCCAATTATTCAGGCTCAAGTAACATTTTACCGGCGGTACTCGCGACGGGTACGGGCACAGACCAAGCTATTTTAGGCGGATACACAGGCACATTAGAGCCCATCCAAATTAACGCAAGTTTAACTACAACGTGGCAGCGCTTTAGCGGCACGGGTACTTTGTCAAGCTCGCTAAATGAATTGTCTATTTATTTTGGATACACGCCAAGCGGTACGGCCGGCGCTAATGATTACTATGAGGTAACGGGTGTACAGATTGATATTGGATCGGTAGCCTTGCCGTTTCGTACTAATGGCCCAACTTACGAGGCTGAGCTCGCAGCGTGTCAACGTTATTACTGGCGCTCATCCGCCACCGGTGGTTATTCATCATTTGGAATAGGCTCAAATCCCGGAACGGCAGGATCTTATATACAGATAGAAAATCCTGTAACAATGAGAACGATTACATCCGTCGAGTGGGCTAATTTGGGCATTCAAGAGGGTGGAGACGCATTAAAAACGGCAACCTCAGTAACCATAGATCAATCATCGCTATATTGTATTCAGTTATCGGTGGGAGTTTCGAGCGGTTTGACAACTTACCGAGCCGTAAGATTATTAGCAAATAATAATTCGAGTGCTTATTTGGCAATAAATGGGGAGCTCTAAAATGGAAAACGTTACATTTATTGAAGTCGAGACATTAAACGGCGTAGAAACTCACGCGATTATTGATCGTGGTAATGGCGAGTTTACGTCAATGCCTAAAGCAACCTACGACGAGCAGCAAGCGGCGATACTAAATGCTCCAAAGCTATAACGGATACCCTGCATCTAAAGATCCCGCAGAGATTAAAATAAAGTCCTACCCCGTAAAGGGTACGGACCGTAAGCTAAGGTGCGCCGAGAGTGTTGGGCCTCTCTTGGCCGCCTTTGCTGCGGAATTTCACGAGCTGATCGAGCCGATCGATGATGGTACCTTTGACGATTGGGGCTACGCTTTTCGTATGGTACGCGGATCGACCGATCGCTTATCGTGTCACTCATCCGGGACGGCTATAGATCTAAATGCGACAAAGCATCCACTCGGCAAGGCCGGCACTTTCCCGGCTGAAAAGATACCGATGCTTAGAGCCCTTGCTAAAAAGTACGGCCTCAAGTGGGGCGGCGACTTTAAGAGCAGGCCGGACGATATGCACTTTGAGGTAGAGATATCCGCAAGCAAGGCTAAAGCCTTAATCGCTAGTTTAGGTTTATAGTTAGATAAATCCTTAAGGGCACTAAGGAGCAACAAATGAAAGAGCAAGCAATAGCGGCGGCAAAATCATACGGTCGAGCATCTCTCGCATCCGTAGCGGCTTTGTATATGTCCGGCATTACAGACTACAAAGTATTGGCTAACGCGTTTATCGCTGGGCTAATCGGGCCACTACTAAAAGCGTTGCAACCGTCGGAGAAGCAATTAGGCGTAGGCGCTAAGTAATGGAAAGAGCTCAGCTCGTAGTTGGTATAGCTCTCGGGAGTTTTACTATTTTGGGGCTAGGAGCTGGGCTCGTCCGCCATTTGGTTAAGTATTATTTAGCCGAGTTAAAGCCGGACGGCAACGGCGGCCATAACTTAGCCGGGCGCGTTGAGCGTATCGAGCAGCGCGTGGACCGTATCTATGAGATTTTGTTGGAGGATCGTCTAGCTAAGTAGCGACACGCCAAAAGGCTATACGCTTTTAATTCGGACAAAAAGCCCTCATACTGATACTACAAACGCTGAGAGGGCTACTCGGTTAGTAGCTTGATCGGCCTTAACAAAGGGCTAAGTAATGAATAGTTTAGATATATTGATCGGTTTGGCAGCCTGCGGTATGGGCTTTATGTTTATGGTAATCGGTTACTCAATAGGACACCGACAAGGGCACGGCGAGGGCTTTGTACGTGGCCGCGCTATCGCTCAAGCTCTGAAAGATAAGGAGCTAATCTAATGGGGTTTTTAGATAACTACGAGGACGTAAACGCTCGTATTAAGCGTTTTAGATTAGAATTCCCATCCGGGAGATTAGTGGCCTACATCGAGGATCTAGATATTATTAAAGGCACGATCCTCGTTAAAGCTGAGGCGTACCGCGAGTATGAGGATCATCTACCGAGCGCCGTCGATTACGCTTTTGGTAACGTCTCGACTTATCCAAACAATATGAAAAAATGGTTTATCGAGGACACAATTACCTCAGCTTACGGCCGCTGCATAGGCTTACTAACGCCAAGCCTTGAGCATAACTCACGGCCTACCGCGCAGGATATGGAAAAGGTCGAGACACTACCGGCAGACTCGGACCCGTGGAGCACAAAGGCCTCGATCGAGGATATGGCCACAATGGCAAGTAGCATTTTAGAGATTGGTAAAAGCCTCGGAGGTGAGTTAGTAGCTGAGGCTCCTCGATGTGCTCACGGTACGATGGTATGGGCTGAGGGTACGGCTAAGGCAACGGGTAAACCGTGGGCCGCTTATAAGTGCACCGAGCGAGTTAGAGCTAATCAATGTAACCCGTATTGGCACGTACTCGGATCCGACGGAAAATGGAAGCCTCAAGTATGACCATAAACCCTAAAGATATTTACCGAGCAACCGACGGCCATATTTACTCTTTCGATGGATATGGCGGCTCGGGTAATTGCTCTAAATGCGATAACGATACGTTTATAAATGATTACGTACGTGAGGATGGTTTGGTCCTGGCATTTTGTAAACGATGCGAGGACGGTCTAAAGCTATGAGCGAGCTAACCTTTATTAAAGACGGCATAGCTACGACTATCCACGACGACGGTACGACTACCGTTATGAACGCCAAACAATGCGACCAATGCAACGAGTGGCAAACCGCGCTGGGAGGCTTTTCGTATCGCGATATATCGGGCGAGGTAGTTTTATGGTTATGTGCACAATGTCGCGCGTAGCTAAAGTAATACTCGATCGATCGCAAGAAATTACCGCTCATCAAAAAGGCCTTGAGCGCGCTATTTCTATAAATGCCGATCCGGGTGATGCTAATCAATTTGGGCAACGCTTTACCAATTATCACGAGTTTATATGGCAAAAAGCCGAAAGCGCCGGAGCCGAGACGGCCGTAGCCAATTATTTTGGCGATTACGGCTTTGTGCCTAAAGTAGATACGTTTCACGATGAGGCAGATGTAGGCGAAAACATCGAGGTTAAATGGACAAAACACGCTAACGGCCATTTAATTATACAAAACAGGCCAAACCCGAGGCCTAACGATGTAGCTATATTAGTTACCGGATGGAGCCCGGTTTATATATTACTCGGATGGATGCCGGTGCATATGGCCATGCAGCCGCGATATAAACATACGTATCAGGATAACTATTGGGTACCTCGAGCTAATCTATTTGAGATGCAATACCTCGAAAGGTCTAACTATGGCGACGTATAAAACTAAGTGCCGGCTATGTGCCAAGATGACCGATCATATAGAGCGAGTCGTAACCGATAACCTGCCACCGTACGTTAAGTCGCTCCAATGCGTTAAATGCGGTGTTATGGGCATAGTACTAATGGAGGATCTAAAAGATGCCTAGAGGTACCTATACACGATGTCAGATATTCGAGTGGGATATGGCTAAATGGTGTCGATTAAAAGCGGTAGCTATGAGTTACATCGATGAGCCTTATTACAGTTTGCACGATGAATTATCCGGTATGAAACGTACGCAAGTGCCTTTATGTAAAAGTCATTTTGATTGGATCCATAGATCTAGAGAATTATACGAGTTAGATTATGACGATTGGTTGGAGGCTATAGATGCCGATGTATGAGTATGAGTGCATAAGCTGCAATATTCGTTATGAGCTTGAGCAACCTATTACCTCAAACGCTGCGCCTATGTGCTGCGGTAGTCATATGCGGCAGGTATATCACGCACCCGGTATCAGCTTTAAGGGTAAAGGATGGGGCAAAGATGCTTAATAGTTATCCACAAGGTTTATCCACATATGTTAAAAAGGTGTGGGACACGCTGAAAGACACGCTCAATGTTGCAGCCTATTTGACTATAGGAGTACGC